TTCTTTTAGTAGCAAATTGTCGCAAATTGTAGCACAAAGAGCCGAGGAGTTTAAAAAACTGTGGCAGGGAAAACTGGATGACGGAAAGAAAAAGGCAATAGAAAAAGCGTTGGAATTACTTGAAAATGAGGAAACAGAAACGATAACAAAGGAGGGTGAGATAAAAACTAGGGTTAGAAAGCCGAGCTATATTGAGATTAGAACTGCATGGGAGATTATAAAGACAGAACTGGGAGAGCCAACAAGTGTCAGCAAAAATGAAAATTCCAACACGAATGATGATGTTGAAGAGATAGGTAACAAATTAAATAAACTTTTGGAAAATGTTAAAACCGAAGCTACCAAACCTACCGGAGAAAATACGACAGACGAGCCTCCTTCTGTGTAGTCTTTTTAAGATTAACGGAGTCACCGGCGACAAACTTATTACCGAAGGACAGCTACATATTTTTTCAACGATAGTTTTCAGAACGAGAAAATTTGTAGAAATCATCTGTTACACGCAGTATGGAAAATCTTTGTGGGTGGCGCTTGCGGCGATTATCGTGGCCTGTATTCAGGGCAAGGTGGTGGCCGTGGTGGCCCCGACCAACGACAAAGCGAAAATCATAATGCGGTATTTTATTGAGCATATCGGCGACAATCGTTTGTTTTATAATAAACTTGAAAAAAACACGCGGCTGGAAAGATTAAGACAGGAGGAAAGCAAGGAGAGAATAATTTTAAGGAATGGCGGCGGTATTTTTGTTTTATCGGTTCAGCAGAAAAATTTATCTAAAAGCATCGAAGCGGCCATGGGCGCCGGGGCGGAAATTGTCGTTATCGATGAGTCGTGCTTGATTCAGGACAACACGGAAGCGACAGTTTTCAGAATGATTACCGGCAAAACGCAAATGGGCAAGGGAGACATTTTGTATTGTAAAATCGGCAATCCGTTTTATAGCGAGTCGCCTAACAGCCATTTTAAGACCGATTGGGAAAATCCGCTTTATCACCATATTTTTATCGATGTCAATCAGGGCTTGATTGAGGGCAGAATCACGAGAGAGTTGGTGGACATCGCCAAAACAAAACCGCTTTTTGGAGTTTTGTATGATTGTGAGTTTCCGCCGGAAGAAGAATTGGACTCGGAGGGATACAGAAAACTGGTTATCAGCGACGCCATAAAATACAACGAAAATGCCAAGGCCTTGGTAAAAAAGCAGATTGAGCGCGAACGCGAACTCAAAAGATTAATTTCGGGGGAAAGCAGGGAATCGGTCATCGTCAATAGAGACGAGAAAAAAATTGGAGAATGGCAGGAAGAGCTCAAAAATATACCGAGGACAAAACTGGCGGGAGACATCGGCGGAGGCGGCGACTACAACGCTCTCGTCATCAGGAAAGGAAATTTGGCGTTTATTGCCGCGCGGAACAAGAGCAACGACACCATGATTAATGTCAGCGAGATTGAGCGATTGATTTTAGAGTATGATATTTTGGACGAGGACATCAGCGTTGACGACATCGGCATCGGCCGTGGCGTTTCAGATCGTCTCAAAGAGCTGGGCCATTCGATAAACGGCGTAAGCTGGGGCGACCCGGCCAAGGACTCGGAAACGTATTTTAATTTAAAGGCGGAATTGTTTTGGAAATTAAAGATTTGGCTTGAAGGCGGTGGCGAATTGGAAAACGACGAGAAGTTTTCGCAGATTACTTGGATTAAGTACAAAACACATACCGGCGAGCGCAGAGTTCAGATGGAGCCAAAAGAAAAATTAAGGCAAAGAATGAAGCAAAGCCCCGATTTCGCGGACGCACTGGCATTAACTTTTTATGAGGGAGCGTTTATTGGTTTTGTTTAGTTTTAGCCAATAGTTAAGTCTAAACTCAAATTTAAATTTAATGAATAAAATAAACGACATTCAGCTAAGCAACATAGAAAACAAACAGGAGCGTTTGTGGTTTAGCATCATCAAACAGTTGTCCAAAGAAACAGGTTTTGGCAATCTTGAAATTAGTCTGACCATCAAGGACGGCAAAATTACCAACGTTTTGAGGGTTCAGATTAAGGAAAATTTTAATATTAACTCGTGAGTTTATTTGCTCAAAAATTAAAAATGTGATAAAATTAAATTAAGGACTGCTGTGGATAACTTTTGACGAATCGGGGTTCTATTTAAAACTTAAAACAAAAAATCTGTTGTCGAAAGAATCGCCATCAGAATATTTACTACGTTATGTAGCGAATATTTTGGTGGCGATTTTTTGTTTTTATGCGCAAAAATATGAAAAACAAAATAATCCAAAACATAAAAAGAATAGGTGAGTTTTTAAGCCGAAAATCATATACCGGATTGATAGAAAACCTGCTCGAATCATCCGATAAATGGAACGAGACAAATTATCTCAAAGGCTACGAATTGAGCCTTTATACCAACCGTGCCTTAAACAAGCGCGCGGAAAAGGTTGGTCAGATAAAATGGAAACTCTACAAAGGTGAGAGAGAAATTAAAGAGCACCAACTTTTAAATTTATTATACAAGCCGAATAAATTTTTTACCGGCGCGGAATTTTGGGCGTTGGCTCAAAAGTATAAAGACATTTTTGGCGAATATTATATTTGGGTGAAAAGCGAGGGTCAAATTTTTGAGGAGAAAAGTGTTAAGGAATTGCACTTGATTCGCCCCGACACCATTGAGATGGTTTTTGATGAAAAAGTTGGAATCACTGGCTATAAAAAGAAGGGTGAAAAAGACGTAATATACAAGCCCGAGGAAATTATCAGAAGCTATTATCCCAACCCGGCGAATCAGTTGGACGCGGAAAGTTTATTGACTGCCGGTGTCAAAGCGATTGCGACAGAAATCCAGTTGGCCCAATATCAGTCAAGCATTTTGAAAAACGGCGGCAGGGTTGAAGGTGTTTTTAAATTTAAAACAGATAAATTAAACGCGACGCAACTTTCAGAATTGAAGGATAAATACAAAGAGCAATACGCCGACGCGAGCAGATCGGGCACTCCTTTGTTTTTAGGCGGCGAGAGCGATTATCAGAGCATCGGTTTAAAACCGGATGAATTGGCCTATTTGGAAAGCAAGAAAATGACTTTAAACGACATCTGCATTATGACCGGAGTCCCGAAGGCTCTTTTGGCCAGCGTGGATGATGTCAAATTTGACAATGCGGACGCCTCGGAAAGAATTTTCATCAAAGAAACGATTAAACCACTGCTTGAAAATCTTTGCACGAAAATAAACGAATTTTTGGTGCCGAAAGAGTTTGAACTGGAATTTGAGGACCCGACACCGGAGGACAAACAGCAGGCCAGATTGGATTTGGAAACAGCGGATAAAGTTTATGCCTTAACAATTAATGAAAAAAGAGAGAAGCTCGGGCTTGAACCAGTCAAGAACGGCGATGTGATTTTGGTTCCATTTGGACTGACACCTTTTGGCGAGGAGCGCCCAAATAATAATCCGCCGGAAGATGATGAACAGGATGACAAAGACGACCAACAGGAAGATGCCAAAAAAAACGTCAAGAAATTTGAGCACCCATTGAGCGACGAATATGTCAGACGGAAGTATTGGGAATTTAAGATTAAGAAAAATGACAAACGCGAAACAGAAATGATTAAGCACCTTGATGGATATTTTAAAGACCAGTCCAAAAGGATTATAGAAAAGTTGGAAGTTTTAAGGACATATCGGCACAAGGGTTTGATTGACGATGTTTGGAATCCAGAGTTGGAAATAAATCTAGCCAAAGAAAACTTTTTGCCATTGCTTGAAAAGTATTTACTTGAAGCTGGTATAGAAAGCCTAAAATTTAGCGGTTCTGATTTTAACTTTTATGTTACTGGCGAAATCGCGAGTTGGCTTGACCAAAAAGTTAGGGTTTTTTCTGAAAAAATAAACGAGACGACTTTCAAGAAATTAAAAAGAGAATTTGAAAGAAGTTTGGAAGAAAATGAGGACAGAAAAGCCCTAATCAACCGCATTGAAAGCACCTATGGCAATATCTCGGAAGGGCGCGCGGGCACTATCGCCAGGACAGAAATTCAGGGCGTGACCGGCAAAGGAACTTACGAAGGTTACCGTCAGGCCGGTATTCCGATAAAGATATGGGTGGCGGTTATGGATTCTCACACGAGAGATTCACATGCCGCAGTCGATGGCGAGGAAGTTCCAATCAATCAAACGTTTTCCAATGGTCTGATGTACCCGGGTGAAGTGGGGGCGCCAGCTGAAGAAGTGGTGAACTGCCGGTGCGTTATCTAAATTTTATAAAATTAAATAATTTAATAATTCCTAATCCCAAATTATTAAACAAAAACAAAAATATGTTATACGAAATTTTGAAAATAACAAAAAAAGAAGTCGACGAAGCAAAATCAACCATTGACGCAATTTTCTCAACCGATGACGAGGACCGTCACGGCGATATTGTCGTCCAAAACTGGGATTTAAAAAACTTTAAAAAGAACCCGGTAATTTTAAACAGCCACAATTACGGCGATGCTATGGAAGTTATTGGCAAGGCCACGAACGTCAAAATTGTTGACGGAAAATTGGAAGGTAAAATTCAGTTCGCCGTCGGTGAAAATCCCAAAGCAAAAATAATTTTTGACCTATATAAGGGCGGATTTTTAAACGCTTTCAGTGTCGGATTCATTCCAAGGGAATGGTCAGACGCCAACGAAATCTTAAAATCCGAACTTTTAGAAGTCAGTGCCGTGAGCGTTCCGGCCAATGCGATGGCGTTGGCTAAAGCCAAAGGCATTGAAGTTGAGAAACTCTATGAACAAAACTATCTTTACGATGTCAAAAATAAAAAAGACAATGGGGATCCTGCCGCGGGAGAGGACGATGGTGGTGAAGCAAATGGGAAAAAAGACGGAGAAGTCGATGAAGCAAACGGCGGAGCTAAGGGAGCTAAAAAGAATAGAATCAAAGAATACGAAGACAATTGGGACGAAAGTGGCGACGAAATCAGAGTTAAATTAAAAGACATCTCCGAATTTGAACCCGGCACTTTTGAAAAAATCACATTTCAAAAGGAACTGCCGCGCGTCTTTGCCATAATTGGCAACCCCAAAGGTGACAAAGAAAGCAAGATGATTCAAACGTTGTTTTTCCCGAAAAGCGATGGTTGGACAAAAGATGACGCGCACAAGTGGTTCACTGTCCATTTTTATCGAACACTTTTGCCGATTGACCACGAAGAACAGCCGAAGGGTCCCGCCAAAGAAACCGACGGGTCAGCGGAAATTGAAAACGAGGACAGCATCAATACTGGCAAAGCGATGATTATGGAAAAATTGCTTGATGTCTGTGTTGTCGGCGGGAAAATTTATTTTATCAATAAAGAAAAAAGACAAAAAATCCTTAATAAATTAGCGTCCGTGATTAGCCAAATCAGCGAGGAACAAAAAGTCGAAACTCGGCAAAACGCCGATAGAGCTGAAAGAAAAAGGGCTATCAATAAAGCGGTGCGCAAACTTGTAGAGGAAAAGTCAAAAATTTAATTATTAATTTGAATTTATATGTCAGAACTTTTAAAACTGATTAAAAACCTTTTGGGCCAGGGTTTTGCTTCCAAAGCGGACAAAGCCAAGGTCAAGAGCCTTTTCAAAGAATTGGGCGAGGATGAAAGGGAAACTGTCGGCGAAGACGCCGAGAAGGTTGAAAAATTGCCCGAGGAAAAAGAAGGTCAAGAAGGTGGTGACGATCTTGAAAAAATGCTTAAAAACATTGTCAATTTAGCCACCGACCAAAAATTTGAGCAGGTAAAATCCAATGTTAAAGAGTGGATGGAAGAACAAAAAGAACTGCTCCAAAAGCAGTCTGGTGTTTATCAAAAAGATGTGAAGGCTGGCCGCAAGGCATTAAACATCTACGCCCGCTCTCTTTGTAAGGCGGTGCTTGGCAATGACATCGCCAAGATTAAAGAATTGACAACCGACGACCAAGCCAGCCCCTATGGTGGCTATATCGTTGACTCCGAGTTGTCAGCAGAAATCCGTCTTTTGGAAACAGAATACGGCGTGGCCCGCAGAGAAATGTTGTCCATGCAGTTGTCTAAAAACAGCTACAAGGCCAACGAATTGGTAACCGATGCCGTTGTCTACTGGGTAGACGAGGCCGGTTCGATTAGTTCTTCCCAAGTTGTGTTGGGTCAGCACACTCTTGAATTGAAGAAAATCGCCGTAGTTATCGCTTTCACCAGCGAACTTTTAGAGGACGAGGAAATTGACCTTGTGTCATTCGTCACTACGCGCGTGGCCGAGCTTGCTTCCGAAAAGGAAGACGAAGCTTTCTTCAATGGAGATGGTTCTTCTCCATACGGCAGTTTCACCGGTCTCTTAAAGAGCACCTACGTGAACACCGTGACCATGACCGGCACAACTTTCGCGTCCATCGATGCCGATGATTTGCTGGACATGATTGACAACACCCCGACCGGTGCTTTGAGAAACGCCAAATTTTACATGCACAAATCGGTTATGAGCTATATCCGCAAGTTGAAAGATACTTACGGCCAATATGTCTTCCAAACCCCGAGCGAAAAGGGTCCTGGGACTATTTGGGGCTATCCGGTGGTGTTTGTGGAAGTCATGCCGACTTCCGGCGAAACCGCGGCCAATACCGCTTTCGTCATTTTCGGCGATTTGAAAAAGGGTTGTATCTTTGGCTACAAAGGTGCTATCAAAGCCAAGCGCTTTGACGCGGGCACAATCAGAAATGTTGCCGGTAACGCCGACATCAATTTGATTACAACCGATCGCGAGGCTATCAGATTTACTGAACGCGTGGGCTATGTCCAAGTGATTCAGAATTTGAAGAAACCAATCACTGTCTTGAAAACAGCTGCGGTTTCCGCCTAAGTCGTAATCTCATACGCGGGAGTCTTCGGACTCCCGAAATGAGAATATGAAAAAATTCGTCTATCTAAATAAAAAAACCGGACAAAAGGTCTATTCCGATGAGGAACTGGAAGATTCCGATTTGGTTGTTGTTGTCAAAGTAAAAAATGGACAGATGAAAGCCAATAAAATTGTTCAAAAATAAATTAAGTTGGTTTGGATTGGAGTGATAGTTGGGCTTGATTAGCCTCTTCTCAATTATTACTCCATACCAAGCCAAAAGAGGCTATATGAAAACAATAAAAAGGTGTTTGTTGTGTGGTAATGAGTTTTTGGTTTATCCATGTTTGAAAGATAAAAGGAAATTTTGTTCACACAGGTGTGCAAATAGAAACATTACCGACGAAAAGAGAGAAAAGTTAAGAAGTAAAATGAAATTGATTAGGCATTCTGGAAATTTCAAAAAAGGATTTACTCCTTGGAATAAAGGTAAGTGGTTTGGCCAGATTGAAAATAATAAAAATTGCAATTGGAAGGGTGACAATGCTAAAAAACTTGCCATGCATACTTGGGTAGAGAGAAGAAAAGGAAAAGCAAAAGAACATAAGTGTGAGATGTGTGAAAATCAGGCGGAAGATTGGTCAAATAAAGACCACAAATATAAAAGGGTTTTGGACGACTATCAATCTTTGTGTAAAAAGTGTCATAGAAAATACGATATAAAAAATAATAATTGGACATAAAAATATGAAAGGGTATTCAAGCGAATTAAAAATAAATACTTATCTCGGCAAAACAATCACAAGTGCCAGTGCCA